CTAAAAAGCCATTCCGAGGCTCCTTCGAAGGGCTTCCGGCAGCGGAAGCTCGTAGCCTATAAGGCAAAACTGGTCTAGCGCGAACAGCACCACACTTTCGAAGCGTTTTCCTTCCGCCATCTGCGCTTCTTTGAGCCATGCCGTCGTCGAATCTCCGATCCCGACCAAATGGCTTCGCTGGGAGGCAGGGAAGCGCCACTGGTCACCGAAGTCCATGCTCTGCTCTGCCTTGTCCAGATTCCGCCCGAGCGTGAACCCGAAGCTTTCCGTCTTCAATACGGTCAATGCCGAGGGAGTCCATGATCCGCTCGGGAAGTTGATCGCCAAATTGAAAGCAGTCTTGTTGACGTCCGTTGGATACAGGACTTCAAAGCGGCACGAAGGGTATGTTGCGCGAACATGAGTCATAATCGCGCTCGTGAACGCGCCGACCAGACCCGATAAGAATCCTACTTCGGTTGGATACGCCGCCGGGTCCGAAGCGTTGTTCGTAAACGTGGTTAATGCGGAGCCATGCTCCGAAAGAAACTCGGACTTCGTCCAGTCGTCATAGAACGGCATGCCGTGATAGTCATGAACCGGCGTCGGCAGCCCATCATTCGTGAAAAACCACCATTGCACTTCGCCGAACTGTAGAAACGGAGTCAGCCCCGCGTCCACGTGGATCGCTGCCGCATTCAAATAAACTTCCTTCCAGAAATCGAGGCTCGTAGGCGAGAAATTCGTCTGTAGCGACGGCGTCGGAAGCAACACAGGGTCTCCGAAGGGCCCCCTTTGTGCGATGCCGGCGGCAGCCGAGGGATCGCCATGCTGCAACTCCATACTGAACGCGGAAGCAGCGTCCAACCCGTATCCGTCGAGAGCCGTCAGGTAACTTTGAGTCCAATCCCGCACCGCCCGATTTAATCGCGGCGACGCAGTGAGATCCGTACGCCAATCGCCATCTACTCCGCCGGCGAAAGTGGCGCCAGACTTAGAAACCGTCAACCCCGCGCTCGTAGTGGAAACGTCCAATGTCAACTCATTCCCATCGATCCCCATCGAACGAGACTGAATCGTCACGATTCCGCCCGAAGCACTCGCCCAAACGGACGTGTACCCCCGGTTCAACTCCTGCGCGTAAGCGATGGCCAAGGTTTCTGCCGTATCTCCGGGATGAATCAGTTTCGTAAGTACTGCATTCGAGCTCGACGGCTGTCCACTACGCCCCAACGTCACAGTGACGAAATAGTTCGGGTCCGGTGTGCCGCTGAACGTTACAGTTGCACTGGCGTAGGAATGCCCCGTGCGGACCAACTCATAAAACCACAACGCGCCGACGTAGTGATTCGCGCGACCTTTGAATCCCAGCTTGTCCACGAACCAAGCCGTACGTTCCGGCGCCAGAGCGATAGAGTGATCCGTGTCCCAGTCCGTCGCGAGCGTAAGCCCAGGCTCCTCAGGAAAATCCGGAAGATTGTTGGTAGGGACCACGGCCTCGAAGAAATCGAAATAGAAATCGGCCCCGCTTGCTCCGTTGTGCGTCACCTGAACGGTGTGGCTTCCAGCGGAGTACTGCCCAATCGGCCATCGAATCAAGACATCCTCACCCGCGATCGCTAGATTCGGGGAGACCGTTGCGGCCACGCCGTCCACCGTAATCGCAAGCGTCGTCCCCGTTGCAAGGTAACGCGTCCCCAAGTAAAGCGTGTGCGTCTGAGGACACGCATACGCAAGCTGCACCGAACTCCCATGCGTCTGCGTAAGATGGATCGATCCGCCCGAATAGTTCCCTTGTGACGGAGCGCCCCACGTCCCGCTCCACACCAGGTCCGTGTCATCATTTTCGTAACGCTTGCTCCCGGGCCCTCGAACCGAATAAGCGCGCCCCGTTCCCGTCACGCTCCAGTTGGAGACCACAACTTGGAACTCGCTGCGATCGTACGTCCCGGCCTGCAAGTCCGCCGAATAAGTCCAGCGAATCTTGCGGATCTTCGTCGCGGGAACGGTGCGCCCATCCCGATCCACCAGACTCGCAAAGGGCAGCGCGATTCTCCATTTGGTAGGCGAGGTTCCATTTTGAAGCGTCTTAGCCGGAGCATCCCACGCCATGGTGCCCGCGTCCTGCGTGTAGGAGTAGATGCCGATCTTGTTGTCGTTGGCGCCCGTCTTGCTGTCTTCAATTGAAGCGCCCGCTGTGTAGTAGATCCTGATCGTATTCCCGCTGTAAGACGCTTTCAGCAACGGCGAACCGAAGGTGGCGCTGTTGATCGCGTCCCCGATCGCCTTCACCACCTTGTCCGGCGTGTCGTCAAAGAAAAGCTGATGCGTGAAGTGCTCCCCGAGATACGCGAGTCCGACGTAACCATTCGTCCCCACCGCGCCGGACAACGTAAAATCCGCGAACGCGTTTTGATAGCTGCCTTCGATGGGCGTAGCGAGTGTCGGATCGTTCAGCTTGACGAAATAAATGTCTTCTGCCCCGTTGTCTCCCGCCCAAATTCGCAGGAAAGGCCAATCGACCGTCGGATATAAATCCGAATCGAACGGGATGCAATTCGTGCGACTTTCCTCGTACGTCAGCGTGAGTCCGCTGAGATCCCCATCCGGAAGATTGCGCAGCGTTGGATGTTCGTAAACGTTATCGCGATTCCATTCGATGACCGTCCAGTCGAACTGCTGGCGCCAAGTCCCCGATACGGTGAATCCGCTCGCCGACGTGTTGCTTAGCGCCGCGATGGACGACGGTCTAAAGAAGAAGCATTGCAAGTCCCGATCGGGACGCAGCTTGTCTAATGTTTCCGGCATAACCTAAAGTCGGATCGTCACAGTCAGGTCGCGTCCTGGCAGTGAGCCGCTTGCAGTAGGCACGGAAGTAATATCCAGCGCCAACCGACTGCCGGAAGCGAGCGCTGCCAGGCCAAACCCGCTGACGGTATTCGACACCAGCGCTCCGTCGGGAATCGTCAACGAAGCGTAAGGAGTCGTTCCGATCCGTAGCGTCAACTGAACGTTGCCGCCGCTCGGAGCCTGCCGCACGACGGCGAACATATCGCGAGCCGCGTGAGGATCCTCCACCACCAACGGAGGCGCCGCATCTGTCTGCGTCGCCAAGAAACCTTCAACTTGAATCGAGAGTTGCCCACCGGACATCGTTCGAATTCCGCTATCGGCCAGCCCGCTGAAAGCTGCTTTTCCTGTGGGGCTCTCTCCGAAAGCGTTAGTGACAGAAAAGTCCGCCGCCCCTACGCGAACGTTGGGAAGGAAGATCTGGTGTACATACGCGCCACTCGCTTGGCTGCCGAAGAAGCCCTTCACAAAGGGCACGATCGTCGCACTGCGCTTCAGATGGTAGACCAGCGTTCCCACAGCGTGACTCGATGCAGTGCTGCCGTGGGATCCGCGTTGTACGGTGTAGGTCGATCCCCCGCCGGACACAGCGGAGATTTGAAGAATCTCCCCTTCGATCTGAACCAGGTATCCTTCCGTGCCACTCCCATTTGCGTTCAGCGTGATCGTCGTCGCCGCCGCGTCAATCCCGGTCGCGAGCGTAAAAGTGGTGGGACTACTCAGCTCGTCCCAATAAGAAAGATACAACGTGCCCGCGGTAATCGTCCGCGTGTTTGTAAATGTTGTAAAACCGATTCCGAGCAGTTCAAGATTGCCCTGGCCTGCGGGGTTCAAACCGAACACCGGCATCGGAGGCGTATCGCTGTCCGCCGATCCTCCATTGCCCCCCCCGATCTGCCAGCGTGTGAGCGGATTCAAGTTTGGATCGCTCTCGAGATCGTGCACATTCGCGGAACGCCCCGAGATTTCAACTGTCGCTCCAGGACGATCCGGAACGGTGATGGCCGCCGGGCTCTGCCAAACAACGCCACCGAACTTCCACGTACCGTCCGTCACTACGAACTTGCTGGTCGCATCGGGAGGAATGGTCCACGGCGGAGTGATCGTCAGCGTTGTTGCGTTGTTCGTCATTACCGCGCGCTCCTGCTTTGCGCCCGTGCCGCTAGTGATTCGCACGAAGGCCCCTTTGAAGTCATCCGCCAGCATCCCCAGCGTGTCGCTGCCGATAGTCGTCGGCGTGTGAATGTTCGCTGCAACTTCAGGCTGAAGCTCCATCCGCCAGTAAAAGTTTGCGTGATCGTAATTCGCATCGGGCGGACCGTCAAGCGCAGGCGTCAGCCCGCTGTCCACGAACGTCGCAGCAGTCGCAACGTTAGGTGCAATCCGTAGAAGTTGGTATGGGTTGGCGCCCCGATAGACGTCCATGCTCGAAGTTCCCGGGGAAAAACTCAAGCCGTTCAAAGTGACAGCGTTTGTGTTCGTTCCCGCGGGAATCGTCGCCGCGATCGTGAATGAGAGCGCCGTCTCCGCGCCAGTCGAGTCGAGCGAGGTTAGAGCATAGTAGTAAGTCTGTCCGCCATTGAGCGTACCTCCTGTTGTGGCGATCGAAGGGTTCAGCCCAACCAGAGGAATTTGCGCCGCACTCGAGCCGGCGACAACCGGAGTTCCGAATTCCACACCGAGCACGACGGACATACTCCCGTCCCCGAGTGGCGTGACCGTTTCCGTTACACCGAATTGTTCGACGCCACCCGAATCGAGCACAGCGCCGACCAGAGGCCTCGGCAATCCCCACTCGATCCCGCCCGCCCTCCGGCCCCCAGCCGCGTCAGCCGTGCCGCTGTTATACCAGGCATCATCGTGCCATTGCGCCGTGATTAGAACTGTTTCGTAATTCTGCCCCGGAGCCAGCCGAACGATGCGGAACGGCTGCCTCTCGAAACCCTCTTTCAGATACGTCAGGGCGATGATGTCGCCCGGCAGCAGGTCGACGCCGCGGACAGTAGTCTCGAACTCAACAAATGTGTTGCCGTGAATTAGCTTATCGAGCTGAAGCTGCAAAGCCCTGGTCGCCTGATCGAAGTTCGTCAGCCCGAGCGCACCGCTGCCAGTCGTTACCTCGCGTCCTGTAAGCAGCGAATCGTCGACGTCGATCAGCGAAAGGCTGTCCTGCTGATTGTCGTTGAAGACGTCCTGAAACTCGACCGTGAGCCGGTTCGGAACATCCGCGCCGCTCCTCGAATAGAGCCGGATCGCAGGTGCTCCGTTCGGCTTCCGTAAGATGCCTGAGAATTGGCCCGACCCATCGCTGAATTCGTAAGCCGGCCATCCCCCGTCGAGCTCGTCGGCGCTGTTCGTTCCGGCAGGCTTGTTGGGCTGCTGCAGTGATATCGAGTTCTCCACGCGCAGCGTCAGCAGCCCTGCTGAGTTGTACGTCAGCATCAACGACGATGCCGTTCGAATCCCACGCAGCAGCTCGGCGACACTCGTGCGCGTATTGACCACTAAGCCACACTCGAACCGGGCGATCGCCGCGTCGTTCCCATAGAGGTCTTTGATGATGAGCGACTGAGCGCAATACGCAGCAGTATCGGCGAAGCTCGAAAGATCGATTTCGCTCGTGAGCCAACCGCTCCGCCGGAGTATGTCGAGCACCACCCAAGCCGGATTGTTTGTGTAAGCAAAACCCTGCGAAACTCCGCTGGAATTAAAACTCTCGAGCTTCATCCCTCGCGCGAAAAGTTCAATCTTCGGAAGCGTTTGTCCATTGCTGATACGATTCGGCACAACTACGCTCGCAAACGCCATGCTGCCGTACGGATCGCCCAACGGTGTCCCCGAGGAGTCAGTGAAGTCCGCATTGAACGCGCCGGACCGGGTCCCCGGACTCACGACGTTGTACCAGCCCGTCGCCGTCATGTCCGCGCCGCTGATCCCTTGCGGGATCTCAATGCCGTTCACCAACACTCGCACGACCGCATCGAACTCGCCCATGCCTAATAGCACTTCCATCCGCGTCAGGTTGCCGTCATTGCGCGCAAAGACGATAGGTGGTTTGTACCACTGGCTTCCGTAGACGAGCGGCACGAAGTCGTTATAGCGAGCCTGATTGTCGATCACGGGCGAGAGATGCGTCCCGCCTTCTCCGAAGCTGCGCACCTGGATTTGCGCGGGCACGAACTCCACGCCCCCGAATCTTCGGGTGATTTGGTTCGACGAGTCCTTGTCGAACATCCCTCGCGCTTCGCAATTGGCGCGTGTGTAATCGCAGGATGTGAAAGGGGCGCCACCGTTCGTCGTACCTGCCCCGCCCGTCTGATCGGATGAGTATCCGCAGCGATAGAGCGCCGAGTACGGCCCTTTCGCGCCTCCGCTCAGCGCTTCTTGTCGTTGCGCGGCCGTCGATGGAAACGCCCAGGGGCAGCGCCGTTGGATGCGTACATCGGGCAATACGATCCGCTGCAGATTAAAACGATTGCTGAACGTGACACGAAGTGTCGACTCTGTAATCTCGTCCGCGGTGTTCCCGGCGCCGCGAAAAAGTACGCGAGCCTCAGACACTGGAGCATTCGCTCCGAAATCGAAGAAGATCAGGCGGATCGTAAGCTGGCTGCCCTTGAACCCCGTCTCCCGTTCGATCTGCGAATACAGCGAATCGGCGTTCGCCAGCGTCAGGCTGATCTTCGCCGCGCTGTCCAACCCATCGTCCGAGGATGCTCGCAGCTCAAACAGATTGTGCTTTAGCAGCCGAGCCGCATAGTCATTGCTCTCGAACGTGATCGCATGGGTGCTCCAGCGTTCTACGCGGCCCGTCCGCAGTGTGCAGTCAAAGAGCAAAATAGGAGCCGGCGCTGCTTCCTGTTCTTTCAGTTGGCCGATGGTCGGCATGGAATTTAGTTCTCCGGAGCGATTATGCGGATCACCGCGTCAAAGATGTCGGTTCCCTGGGCGCGCATGGTGAGAGAATCCGAAGCGAATCGCGCGTTCGAGTAGACACCGCCGTGGGCGCCTGTGTGTTTGTAGTCTGACGCGCCGGGTTGCGCTTCCACCTGCATTCCGAACAGCTCCACCGAAGCTCCCGCATGGAACGATACTCCGAATGTCACCGTGGCCGTCGTTTGTCCAAGATTCACCGGCAAGCTGAAACGCCGCCAAGTTGTATCGGGCTGAAAATCGCCGGACACGCTCCCGCCCGTCGTTTGCGCACCCAATGAGATTCCCGAGCCGGAAGTCGACCGAGCCCATACACTAACCGAATACTGGAAGTTGCCCGGCGCGTCCAGCGCTTGCGCGACCATTTGTCCAGCCGGACCTTGATTGACGACTTGAAACGCACCAGTCCCTCCGTTCGGGTCCGCGACGCCGGCCGTCACCTGTAAGAGAGGACCATTGGTCCAAACGGTGTTCGTGAATGCCTCGCTCTGGGCGAGAAGATTTCCGCCGGGATCGAGAAACGTGAACGTCCCCCACTGGCCTGATACTGCGTCAAACAACGTTTCGATCGCGTCTGCGTCTGCTCTCGTAAGTCCCTTCAGACGCAATTCCCATTCGACGGTAGCCGCATCCGCGTCTTCATAGACCACCTTCTTCCCGTCGCCCAAATCGTTCACGGCGGTTCTGGTGTTGTGTTGCTTCCGCAGCGGGTAAATACTCGACGCGCCCGTGACGAGCTGTGGAAATACGAGCATTAGCGGTTCTCCCGGATGGTGACTTGTGTCACGCCTTTGCTGGGACCCTCAAACTGCAAAACAATCGAGTCGTCATCGAAGCTGCAATTGGGGTAGACCGAGTTGTCCCACGGGTCCGTGAAGGAAAAGCTTCCGAATCGCCCCGCCTGATCCAGAAAGATCGCTTCGATCGCAGTCAGCTCAGCCTCGTCCAGCAAGTCGAACCGCACTACCCACCGTTTCAGCGGAGTACTGCCCGTACGAAGTCTCTGCTCGCGTCCATCGATAAACCGATAAACGCTGGTGAACGTCTGCTTGATCCGGTCCGAAGGATACTGCGCTACAGCGCCGGTCTTGAGTGTCGGAAAGCTTGCCACTTAGACCTCCCGAATCAAGTCGTTCAACACGCTCGATTCGAGCATCGCTTGTCGAACCGCGAGTGCAATATCGGTACTGTGATCTAGGAAAGACTGGCTGTCCATCGCTTGCACCTGTACGGTGATTTGCGGTGGATTGCTTTGCGGCGGGTTCGAGCTTACCGGCCGCGTGTGATTTCCCTGCGAATAGTCGACTCCGAACGTCTGCCCGGGAAATGCGTCGCTGATTCCCCCGCTCACGCTGACCTTGCTCGGTGGAACGTATTTCGTAAGTGCCGGAGGCGCCTCACTGCCGCCTCCTCCCCCGAACAGGGATACGATTCCCGAAATCAGGGGGCTCAAGCCCAAGCCGAATCCAAGAACGCCCTCCAACGTGTGCCCGATCACCGAAAGCGTTGAGCTGCCACCCCCGGACTGTTCCGTGGTCGCCGTCTGCTGGATCGCTTTCGTGTTCTCCTTAGCCCACTCCGCCGCCTGCGAGACCGACTGTAGCGCGACCAGTACCTGATTCAGTTGCGTCAATGCGTCACTGGCGACTCTCTCGCCTAAGGTTCCCGTCCACGCCATGCTGGCGTTGTTGACCACCGACTGAACAGTCTGCGGCTCCCCAAACAGCGCCGGATCTAAGAGCATATTGTTCGAATTGTTATTGGCCATTTGCTTGTTCCATCTGCCACTCCTGCTCTAAAGCGAAAAACGCGTCCGCCTCGCGAGCACTCACCTCTCCCGCGCTCGACGCTCCGAATTGCTTTCGTGCAAAAAATCGCTCTACTGTCTCGATACTCGCCGGCGTGATGAAGGACTTCGGACACTCGAAGCTCGCCACCTTACCCCGAAGCCAAACCGGCTTTGCGGAGCCAGTCGCGGTACCCATGGCAAACCCGCACCGGCGCTTCTGCTCGAGACCCTGCCGTCTGCACTGCTCGCACGTCCACCCGGCTTGCTCCGAGCGCAAAAAGTGGAATGCGACGATCAGTTTTTTCGTTCAGCCTCGCTCAGTCCGGACTCGGCTTTGATCCGTCCCAGAATTTCTTCGGCGAGGTCCAGGGGACCGCGTTCGATAAGCAACTCCGGAGTAGCTTCCGACCCGTCGATCTGAAGACCTTCCAATCCTTCAAGCCCCCACTCCAGATAGACCCGTTCGATCTCGTTCTTCACCACCGCAGCCTCGAACTGCTCCCCGGCGCCGCCCGCTTGCAAAAACTCAAGCTTCCGGCCGATCTCCCGCAGCCGCCGTGCGAGATCGATCCGCCGCCCCAGCGACACGCGCCGAACCACGTATCGAACTCCGGCACAGCACTGCGAATCGAACCACACCGAACTCGAATGATCAACCGCGGCGCTATTGACCGCCCCGGCATCAAGCGAACGCGACATAGAGCTCATCGTTCACCGATCCTTGTGCTCTGCTATTCGAGAACTTCCACTGCAACCTGGTCTCGGAATCGTCGAACTCCGGAACCTCCGGAACCATTGCCGGCATGTAGGCGCCCACCAGTTGCCCAGCCTGATCACCGAGTTGCAGCATCAGCCCGACAGGCGACCGTTGCCGCGCCGCCTGATACAGCCCGAGAGTCTGCGCCGTATCGTCTTCGAAGATCTTGAAGCTCATCGTGACCGCGCGTTGTCCGCCGGCGATGCAGCGTGCCACATCGCTCCCGAACTCACGCACCCGAACATCGATATTGTTGTTCAACGTCAACTCTGCTTCGGTCAAGGTAAGGAACTGCGTCTCCGGCGCGCCGATCCAGACCTGCCCGATATGACCTGGGACCACCGTGTAATCGAACCCCGAGGAATCCGGCTCCGTCGGGAACGACGTCAATCCACCCTCGCCGTTCGTGAAGCTCGCGCTGTCGATCAAATCCTGCGAGGGACCGCCGAATACGAACTCCTGGAAATCGCCGTTCACTTTGATCTGCATCGTGTTCATCGCCGCGCCGTTCAGAATGCGCTGTAGGGCCGTCGCAGGATCCCAAAAATCGAAGATGCTGGTGCTCGCCAGGGTAGTCGCCAGAGAATAGGTCATCGTGGTTCCGATGGCCGACCCGGCCACCAGTGTAGTGAACGGAGCATTCAACACCACTGTGGTCAAATTAGCGATCGCCGCGACAAATCGAATCTCTCCGCCGAATGCGAGCCCCTGCCCGACCTGCAACCCATGCGCTGCCGAGAAGCTAACGCTAAGCCCGCTTACCGAAGCGACTGCTCCACCTGTATGTGTCCGAGGCGCTGCGCCCATAGCCGCCTGGAACAACGGACCTTGCGACGGTTGCTGCGTCTGGTCCGTCCATTCCGTCATGAACGTGTTGAGCTGGAACGATGTCTTTCGCCGGATCCGGTTCGGCAAGCCGACGAACGTGCGGCTACCCGTCTTGTCCCGGCGATTGGTCAGCTCCGGAACTTGCCGCGTGGCCAGTTTCACCGTTGGGATGCGATTGCGCGAAGCAACCGCCGGAACGGCGCCGTACGATGTCTCTGGCGCCGCATAAACGCGATTATTGTTTGACGAAATATAACAGGACATAGGAAACCTCTTATTTGGAAAGGTCTACTTCGAACGACACTTTCGCGATCTGAATAAAGTTCTTACCCCCGTGCTTCACCGGGTCGATGTTGACTTCGTAGCCGCCTCCGTAAAAGGCGCCTTCTCCCCACGAGCCGCGATTCACGTCCAAAACTCCCGTTACCGCGTCGACGTAAAGCCGCAGTTGTTCTTCGAGCCCATCGATGCGGTCTTGCGAAACCCGCACTTCCGCCACGGTGCGAACCTTACCCGAGAAGGTCCGAAACTTCTCCGTAAGCTGGTTTCGAATCCGATCCACGTACACGTGCACCACCGGATATTTCGTCACCTTCACCTTCTCCGCCAGCTCAAATGCAACGTTCTGATTCATGATGTGCGCGGGCGGTAACGGCGCCAGCGGTACGGCCGAGTCCATTGCAAGCTGGCCAACCACCGTGTTGACTCCTGTATCTGGCGCCGACAAAAACTCGACAATCTTGCGAGCCGCAATGCTTCCTGTTTGGGCCATAACTTATCCCCGAAGGAAACCCGCACCCGCCGTAATGTAAGTGTCCGGGGCTTGGCCATTTCCGGGTGGAGGCCCAGTGACGAGCCCCGAATTGGGTATCTTGTACGAACCCCCGACCGGTACCGCCGTCGCGTTCTGCAACGCCATGTTCGCATCCGAAGTTCCCATGTAGACGTTGAACCCGACTGCATTCGGCGGTGGCTGTATTGCTCCAATCACCGGCGCCGAGCCCGCAACAGACTCCGCCGTCGTCATCACGCTTGGCTGCCCCACTTGCCCTGAGCTCGATACCCAAGCCACTTGGACGTAATAAATTGTCGAAACGAGTGGCGCCGCAACATAAGTGATCGCAGGCAGGCAGGCTTGGGGAATCGGATAGCCCACCAGGCCGATGCCGAACCGCATCGCATGCAGCCGCGCACTTCGCGAAAGCTCGTGGTACTCCTGAACCTTGGCCTGATACCGGTCGTTAAGCTGGTTGTTGAACGTATCGCGATAGAAAACTTCCAGAGTGTGAACCGCATGCCACCGCTTCAGTTGCGGAGTGACGACGACGTCGGTGACGCCCATCATGCGCCGCATATTTAAGCCCACCATGCTGGTATTCTCGAGCAGGATGTCGAGCACATCCTCCGATACCTCTTCGAGCGCCAATTTGAGCTTGACCTTTAAATCGATCGATTCCGTGTTCGCCACGTCGAGCACCGACGATTCATAAATCCGCAGGTCCTCAGTGGTGTTAGGGCTTCCGTCCGTAAGTAGCATGGGTCTTTCCTTAGGACTTCTTGGGCGTTCGAGAACGAGTCGGCGCCGGCTTCTTCGGCGTAAGTGCGTCTTCGTCTTCCGTCGCCGCCCGCCATGCGGCTGCTTGCTCCGCGAGAAACTCCTGTGTTTCCTCCGGGGTGGCGAGCGTCGCCTTTTCCTCGACCACCAACCTTGCCGCGAGGCCGCGCGTAACCTGGCTCCTCACCCCGGCAACACCGCCATCGGATGTTTCCCGGCTGACTACCACAGGAAACTCGTCTTGAATCCCGCTCTCGACGTTCCGAATTTTTTGATAGTAAACACGTAGTTCCATGGAATCCTTTCAGAAAATATCGGGGACAGTCCGGGCGACCGAATCAAATGCCTGCCCAGAGCCGTGTGGGCGTGTCCCCGATATGTTTTCCCGTATAAAACCTCAAACAAGAATGGGGGCGGTTTCACGCCCCCCCTGCTCTGGACTGCTGAGCGAAAGAATTAGCTATTGACTTGCACGCCGTACGCATTGCGCAACACGCCCGCGCCGTAAAGGACATCGACAGTGAACTGCTGGGCCAGAGTGTTCGGCTGATAGCTCATAGTCACGCGCATTCCGAAGTTGCCGAGCTCGGCGTACTCCGCAATAGCGCCCGTGCCCGGAAGAGGCTGTGGCAGCCGCCGCACAACCAAACCCAGAGCGTCCTTCGCGAACGCCAGGTTGTGTGTGTTCACCGGGCTGCTACCCGTCTTACCGACGAACTGCGAACGGAAGATGTAGAAATCCTTCATCTTGCCGACCGTGCCATCGATCAGCGCGCGAAGGCCCGCTTCGCCTGCTGTATTGAATTCGCTGAATCGCGGAATCTGGCGCAGCGATGAATACGTGGACGAATCCACCACCAGATACTTCGCGGCGCTCGACGGAACCTTCGCCTGGAACAACGCCGTTTCCGCCTCATCCACTGTCGCTTCCGTGATTGTCGTTCCCGCAGTGCCTACCGCAGCGTTCGTCGTGAATGCCGGATAGAGCGCCAATAGGTCGGTCTCAATCCGCTCCGCCAGAGCCACAACGGCCGGCTGCATGTACAGCTTGAGCAAGTCGGGCACCGCCAGAACCTTGGTGACGTCCGGAATCTGGAAGGTCGCCTCCGCGTGGGTGTTGAGCACGATCTGTGCATTCCCCAACGAGGGGTTCTGCGTCTGCACCGTGCCGCCTTCCGCGATGTTATTGGCTGTCAGGGTCGGCGGAATCGGCACGTTGATCGTGTCGCCGGCCTGCGCCAATGCAGGCTCATAATCGCGATTGACGAGGTTCCCCATAACTAGGTTCCCCATCACAGCCGGTAGCGCATCCGCGGCTACCAGTTTGACAATCGCATTGGCCACATTTGCTGATGTAATTGCTGGCATCTTTTCTCCTTATGAAAGTGACGGACTCCTCCGTCTGGTCCGAGCAACCTGCGCACCCCGCACCCCACTCGCAAGAAGCTGAGAAAAAGCCCGAGTCAAAAATGGGGACAGACTTCGAATTTCCGCGCCGTCAGGCTTTTAAACACGCTCACCCGATTCGCGGAAATTCGCTGTCTGTCCCCATTTTTCAAAGCAGCCAGCGCCGGTCCGACTTTTTCTGAGCTCCCTTAGTGCCGGTGCAATCGCACGCAAGCAGAGAGAACGAGCGGAGCGCCTACACCCCGCGAAGCGTTTGCGACGCCACTCGCGCCACTTCCTGGCGCACCCGTTCTAACTCGTCCGCGCTCATCCCCGGACGAATCTTGTCCAAATCAACCGCGCCTCCTGACGAAGGCCCGCGCTGCCCACCGGTCGCCCCGGACCCGCCGCTCAGACGCGCCGGCAGCAGTTCGGGATTATCCCCGACAAAGCGGCTCAAATAGTCCTTATAATCCGTGCCGTCGCCAGTCGTCAGCCGGCCGTCTTCAGAGCGTACGATTTCATCGCGCACAACTTTATAGGCCAGATCGACCTTGGCTACCCCGAGCTTCTGCAGCTCTGCCCGAATCGTCGCACTGCGCTCGGCTTCTTCCGCCTTGGAGCGCGCCCGCTCATTCTCGGCGACCAGCTCGTTCACTCGTTGCTCCAGCGTCTCCCGCCGGCGCTTCTCATCCTGAAGCTCGGTCTTATAAGCCGGCTCGGCCCGAGTCTGTTCCGCGCGAATGAATTCTTGCACCGCGGCCTGCACCAGCCCTCGAATATCGTTAGTTTCTTCAGCCATGTTCCTCTCCCGTTTTTGAGCCGTGCCCGTAAGGGCACGGGACCTCGCCGTCTTCTAGCAACTATTAGGAGGCGGCTTCGATCTCCGCCACCACCTGATCCTTCACGTCCTGCCTCGCGTCGCTCAAAAACTTGAGCGCAAGCTTTTTGAACATTTCCTTCTTGAGCGTCGGCGAGACAACTCCCAGCGCGAGCAAGTCTTTCGCATCACTAAGCTCCGCGCCTAGGTCGGCGATGTCGAACTCGTCCATGCCGGTCACGCTGACCGCAAGCCCGTCTTCGCGCGCGGCCTCGATGGCCTTCAGCACCCGTCGAATCTGGTCTTTGACCGCATCGCCGTAAGCCCGCAAGACCTCCTGAGTGATCGCGAAATCCCACTGCTTACTCAGCCCCGATTCCTTTTGTCCGTGATCGAGCGACCCGCCCGCCTGCGCCAGATAACAAACTCGATAGATCTCACCGAGCAGCGCCGAGAGATTCTCCTGCGCGATCTGATAAACCTTGCCCTCCGGCTCCGACCACCCGAACCGGTCCCCCGGCGCAAGCTGAATGTAGTAGCTTTCGCCAACCGTCTGGCTCCATTCTTTGTCCGTGTAGACCACAGGCATCGCGAACAATCCCATCGTCAACGCCCACGCCAGAGAATTCGACTTGTTGAAATGCTCAAGTTGTAGAGAACTCGCCCGGTTAAGTAGCCACAACCCCTCGGGAACGCGCAAATCGAACAGCGGAACCTGGTTCAATTTCGCAAGCGCGTGCGTGCCTTCGTCTTCGAGGACCACCGGCCCGGACCCTGTACCCAATTCCGTCCGCCCATAGATGCGGAAATTCTGCTTGTCGTAGTAGGCCCACCGGGTTTCCCAAGTCCAGTCGGGATCTTCGATATTCTTTTTGCGAAGAGTCTTCGTCCGGATAACCACCCAATCGAAATTGCCGCGGTCGTCGCGGCTCCAATTGATGATGTCGTCCGGTCCGTATTCCACCAGATAGGCGCGCGAGGCCCCGCTCGCATCTTCTTCCCCGCGAGTTTCCGCCGCGTTCGTCATCCTCGGGAAGTCCACCAGCACGTAGCCCGAGCCCATAACTAGGCCGGTCACGAATTGCTGCCGGAAGAAATCGTTGAGGCTCGTGCCTTTTCGGTCGACGTCATCCACCAGGGCGCCGAAGAAAGCCTTGCCGGCCTCATTCTTCCCGTCGAACGTCAATACCGGCTCGCGCCGGAACAGCGTCGCCCCGTACCAATCGACAATGGAGCCGATGTAGTTCTCGTAGAAAACTCGTAGCACGCGCTCCGAGTAAACGGCCGCGGGCTCGCGTTGACGTCGGATCAAGTATTCCTGAGCCGCGTTCCTAAACTGCTCGCCACCCACATACAAGTCACGGTATTTCTTCCACACGCGTTTGTACGCGACGTATTCGGGATGTTCACGATCGACATCAAACACGTTTGTTTTCTCCTTACCTAATAAGGCAGCAATGGCCGCCCTTGCTCGCCCACAGTCTGTTTCGGTGCGAATTTCTGCCACACCAAATAGCCGAGCGCGTCCGAAGTATGCGTCCGGCGCGGATCTTTGTCCTTGTCGATCGCCTGGCTGCCTTCCTTGTAGGACACCTGCTCGAAGTCTTTGATCAGTTCCTTGCACCTCTCGTCGATGAGGATCGTTCGCTTGCCCTCCGCCGAGCACAGCTTCGAATTCATCAACTGCACCCTTGCCCGCACGGCCGGATTCGACTTCGGGATGCGAACGATTACGCGCCCCCACTCACCGCGCCGAAAAAATGTGTTCAGGATCTTTACGTCGCTTTCGCCTGTCGTTTGCATCTGGTGTCCGCTCGCATCCGCGTAAACGTTCAAGCCCACTCCATGGTGTGGAATCCTGCGCTCAAACTCTTCGCAAGCTTCTAAAGTCGTAGCCCGCCGCAGCACGATCTCATCGATCACCACCAGCGTTTCACCCTGTATCTGCCCGATCACCGAAGACATCGGATCGACATTAAAATCCAGCGCCCACTCGAGCGGCAAACGCGGATCCAGCTTCCCGGCCCCCAGATTCATCCTCCGGTCGAACGCCGTATAAACGCGCCCCGCATGCAAATTCAAATACTGCCCCAGCACTTCCTGCTGATAGAAGCGCTCGTCGTAACTGTCTTTCAACCGCTCGTAGTAATCCGGAATCTGCTTCAACAGAAACCGGTTCTCGAACGGGCTTGCAATCACCGTTTCGTAACCCTTGACAGGCGACGCGATGAATTTCTCATAAACCCAGTCGTACCCCTTCGGGGTCCACACGGCGAAGCCGCACAATCTCTTCGCCAGTGGATCCCGAAGTCGCCCCTCGAGCCGCAACCACGCCTCCTGCGACGTGTACGTCAGCTCGTCCACACCGAACCATGCCAGGTTGCTTCCGCGAAGCCGCTCGAACTCCTCCACGGCGCGAAACAGAATCTTCGACTTCGTCGCGCGGACCGTCAAATAGTTCTCCGCGCGGTTCAATTCGTAATCGATATCGTTACGATTCAGCGCTTCAATCAACGCCGCCACCGTCGCGTCGCGCAACATCGGATAAGTCGGCGCGCCGATCAA